TCATGGTTCACCTTGCCGCACATCGCGCATGAGAATTGAATGTCAATCATAAGTCGCCTAACAAGTGCGTCGAGCCAATCCCGGTTGGCCGTCGCAGTTCCGCTTCGCGGGTGGTGTCTTGGTGTCCGTCATGGCTCAGCTCCGAATGTTAGGCATCGCGGCGAGAGCTTGTTCTTTGAGTAGATTATATCTGGCGATGGTTTCAGACGGATAGTTTTGTTCTGGATTTTGAATGTATCCAGCCAAGTCGTCAGCGATTATTTCAAGCTCGCGGCACATTGCCGGTATTGCGCTTCCGTGGTTGCCGCGATACCAGACGCCATGCAGCGCATTGTCAGTTATCGGTGTTTGAGTTATCATTTTTGTATGTCGTTAATCGCTATGCCTAACAAGACGCCGGAGCCAACCGCCAGATCGCTTTGCGATTCGAGTTTATTTTCCATTTGGATATTCCTTTTGCGCTTCACCACCGCTCACAGGCGGCGGCTCAGCTTTTATGTTAGGCATCGCGGCGGCGCGGCATTTTTTGCACAAGATTTGGCCGGAGTCGGTTATCTCTACATCGCGCAGCGAGTATTCGTTGTGGCACAGTTCGCATTCTTGCAAGACTGCGTCCGGTGGTATTCCGAGCAGCGGGACTTTGAAGCCTTCGCGCTCGACGATAGCATGATCTTTTAGAGCCATTTTATTTTGTATGTCGTTAATCGCTATGCCTAACCATTCTTGAGACACCACTTCAAATGCAGGTTTTCAATCCTCAAACGCCGGCGAATTGTTTTTTGCCTTGGTTCAGGCTTTGTATCGTTTTTCATTTCAGTTTTTCGGTTGAAGGGTCACCGCCAGATGCGCTATGTATTTCAGGCAGTCAGAATGGATCCGGGCCAGCCGCGCAAGTTTCTTGAATGTCCCGTCGCAAAAAAGCAGCGGCGTAATTTCCCTTGACAGGCGTTCCTCGTATTCCCTCAATTTCTCAAGCTCGGATTTTGGTGGCGTTGTCATATTCTTTGTTTCGCTAGATGCCCGATTAAAATTGAATCACGTCGCACATTTCCTTGAGACGCCGCACAAGGGCATCGCCGCGATCTGACGACATTCTCGCAGCCAAAGTATCGCCCGTGTCGTTCAGCGTCGCTAGAATCGGAAGGCCGTTTGAAAGTCGGTAATCCACAATGGCGAACACCGCAGCCTCAAATGAATCTGTCAGCTTCACCTTGAACACGTCATCAAAGAAAAGAAGCCCACATTTGCAGCGGCGCTCAATCCAGTCGTTCACGGCGCGGCCTCCACCTTCAAAAATTCCGGCGTATTCAAACCCCGCCAATGCGCCTAAAATCTGAATTGATTTCCCAGTGTTAAAAACACGCTCGCAAAGCAGCCAAGCACAACGGGATTTCCCTGTGCCTGTTTCCCCGTGAAGCAATAATCCCTTGCGCCCGTAAATCCAAGAAAGAACTTCCTGCGCCTTTTCCGGCCTTGGAAGCCGGCCAATGTCAGTCTCTTGAAAATCAATCGGACATATCTTTTTCCAACTCGCAACGCGGGAATCACGAAGCTCTTTTTCCGCCCGCTGTGCGGCCTCGGCGGAATGCTTCTTACAACACTCCGGGCAATAAAACGGGAACTTCGAGAACGTTGGATTGTCCGGCACTTCGGCCATGCTGGGACAATTTTCAGTTTTACAATTTTTCTTCATGGTTAAAATCCTTTTTTATGGTCTGGTTTTAATTGCGGCTTTCCGGCTCGACCCTTAACTGGAGGCGCCATCGGCCTGCCGTCGTTGTTCCACCACTCACGAACGCGGGTTGCGTAGGCTCGCCAATTCGATTTGCCCTTCCACTGATCCTGACAAGCCGCCCAATACTTGTCTTTGGCATACCACTCGGCGGCGATACCACAATGCGGAGACTGGCAGTATTCCCAAAATTCTTCCCATGAAGGAATTTCAGAATCAGGAGCGTGTGAGCCTTCTCTTCCCTTCTCTTCTTTCCCTTCTCTTCCCTTCTCTTCTATGTGAGTCGGCGGTGAGTCGGCGGTGACTGCGCTGTTACCGTGCGCTATAATCCACCCAACCTTTTCAGAAACAAGAACTTGCAACGCTCTCTCAATCTCTTTTTCAGGCCGTCTGAATTTTAAGGAAAGGTCTGAAACTCCCCACGCACTACCCGCCATGTCACCGTCGGACGTGAGCCAACCGTCACGACAGCGTTGCTGCGAGCAGGCCCCCACTATGCAGTGCCAGATGCCGTAAATTGCCGCCCCGTCCGGCTCGGACATGATGCGACAGAATCCCATGCCGTGTTGTTTGTTGGGGACGCAAACGAAAGAACAATTGGCCCTTTGTCGGCTCCGATCATTTTCAAAATGATCATTCCAGTCTTTTATTTGGTAGGGCATAAATTAAAAGCTCAATGCTGCCGTCTTGACGGTGAGAATCCGAGCAGCGCACGGATGCGCCATTGGAAAGGTCATCAAAACGGCAGCATTGAAATTTCTTTGTTTCATTTTTTCCGGTAACGCCGATTCTCACACGGCGGGTTCATTGAGAACCGGCGTTAATATCAGGTCATTTGCCCATCATTGCAAGAACTATTTTACGGTGTCAAATCCGGGTTGTCAGGTTGGTCGGCGGCAATGTTCAAACTCTGCTGTCTTGCTGGCGGCCCTCCGTTCAATTCGCAAAGCCGCTTGAATCCGGCGTCCAGTTTGTCGCAAAAGTCGTAAAGCGTCTCCTCGATGACGGCGTTAATTTTCTCGTCGCGCTCAATCAGTGTGACATAGGCCGGGAACTTATTGCGGTAGGACATGAATCGCCACCACGACCGACCAGTGACGAATAGCGAGCCATAAACCTGCAAGGCGTAATCCGGGGGCAGTTCCCCAGCCATCAAATACTTGACGTGCGTTTTCGCTTCCGGGCATTTGATTTCAATTCCGCCGTCCGCGCCGATCAATCCATCCGGCGAGCATCCGATTTTACCGTCGTCAGTGGTTACAAATCCGACGCTGGTTATTTCCTCGTTGAACATGAACGTGTAATAAGGCTTCGCTCGTTCTTCTAGGATATGCCCGAAATCCATAACCAACGTTGCCTTTGACGGCGTGGGGCTTCCCGTCCACCGCTCGGCCAGCTTCATTGCGAGATACGATTCCACCATCAAGCCTTTGCGCGGTTTGAATTCGGGCGTCAAGATGTTATCAAACTCGCTCGCTGTTGGCACTCCGGCGCGAGCCATTTCCCAATAGAGCGAGTTCTGCTCAATCGGATGTTCGGCTCCGTTATCGTCTTTGTAGGTTGCAATTTTCATTGGCACATCCTTCTATTCATATTTTGCTCTTGGCGCGTCGCCCAGCGGCAGTTACTCGGTTCGTAATCGCCATCATTGTTGATGCGGTCAATTGAAAGATTTGGAGACGGCTTTTTCCCCATGTCAGAAAAGAAGTTTGAGAACGAATTAACCCACCTGTCGCAAACCTTAATTCCCCTGCCTCCCCAATCCTTAAATTGAATAATTCGCGGATTAAAACACCGCGTCTTCATATTGCACCAAGCGGTATATTCCGGCGTTCCATGTAGCCTTTTAAGCCTTCTCTCTTTTTCACTGTCTTTCTTAAAACAACCGCAGGAGCGACTAACACCCCTTGTTAATGAGGTGTGTTTAACTGGCCTTACCGTTCCGCAGTCGCATACGCAAAGCGCATACCAATTTGCGTGGGCGTTAATAACCAGCCAACGCCCGTATCTTTCGCCCGCCTTAACTTTGCTTAATCTGCTCATCGTTGCACCTATTAAAGCTCCCGCCCGTGTGTGCAACGTGTGGACAAGGGGGCCACGAGTAAGCCGGTTTGACGGCTTCACGGGCGAGAGCAGAGTTTGATTTTCGTTGCACAATGAAATCATAAATCATTTAGGAGTTTTGTCAATGGACAGCGCGCTCTTTCGATGTCAACATTCTGTCCATTACGTCATAATTCACGGCGGGAATATCCGCAAAGGACGTTGCCCCGGCCAGTTTCAAAAATGAGGGGATGTGGGAATTTATCATCTTGGCTCGGTGTTCCAGTCCATCAGCTTGTGCCTGTGTTATTTTCTTGTTCGTTTCCCCCAAATTGCGCGGGTCTGCGTCCTCTTGGATGCGTGATTTCAAGCCAAACATCTTCATCACCAAATGCCGCCACGCACTTGTGGTTGCGCCCGTGTCGGCGGCGGTAGCGTCTTTCATGGCGTTGGTGTTTCCCG